TGATAGTTCCAGCCGTTGCGCCATTTGATGCCAACAGGAATAGCCCCGCATCGCTAGAGGCAAGGGTGTAGGCGTTTGTTGTAAAGGTCGGGGTTGAAAGTCCCTGAGTTATGATCGAGGATGAAACCGCACTCCACGCACTGCCGGTGTAATACTCAAGGATGTGGGAGTCGGTTCGGTAGGAGATCATACCCTCGGCTAGAACGCCTGAAAGAGCTGTTGTCCGAGCCGCAGCCGATGCAAAGACCATCACTGTCTGATTCATCAGATAGGAATTGACATTTGCGGCGGTCAAAACTTCGCCTGTTGAAAACAGCTTATACGCCATTTATTGCTCCTTAGTAAGTAAGTAATCCAGCAGAGGAATCAAGAACGCCAGTTACAGCGTTATCAAGAACAAAACCTGAAATAGTCGGCTCATTTGTCAATAGTTTAGTGATAAATGAACGCTTTGTTATGTCATATTGAACGCCTTGAACCAAGAGCGTTTTGCTCAGCGATCCAGCACCAGGCATTGTCTTGGTAACTTGAATGACATCAAAGATGTCGGTATTTAGACCGGCAATAACACGAGCGCTCGATGAAGGCGTTGCATCAAAGACATTGAGTGAGAGTGAGGAAATCCGAACCGAAGCATCTTTGCGAGTTGCAAGAAGCATCTGTGCCTGGCTTAGAGCCTCCGAGTCAGTTTGAACCAAGATGTCAGCGCGAACGCCAGTGTGCAAAAAGTAAGTTCCCTGACTTGTCGCATCTTGAACTTCCTGAACTGAGCCGCCAAGTCGATTGACCTTGACATCATTCAAGACAAGAACATCATCATGGAGAACTTCAATTCCCTGATAGTCAATTGCGCTTCCGTCATCTTTGAAGACAACAGGAGTTTGAGAAGTTCTAGTCTCCAAAGTTGCTCGAGATAAGAATACGGCTTGGCCGTCAGCGTTGATATAGAAACCGCCAAATTCAGTCTTGTCTGCGACAAGCTGAATGGCATCTAGCAGGTTGCGATTGGCTGTGCCTGGATCGGCTTGGACAGTCGATGAGCCAGTGTCGATGGCTCGTGAAGCCGTTGGCCACGATGCCAAATCCAATAACTGAGTCACGCGAGTGCTAGTCAAATCACCGGCAGCGGCTCCTGACAAAGTTGTGAAGGCAACATTGTTGAGTAGGCGAAAGCCGTCAACGCATTCCAAAGTTACCGATGAAACATCTTCATTGCCGATAGCAAAGTGAGTTGTATAGGACTGAATGAAGCCGTAGAACAAGGCATATCGCACGCCGTTGTAATCGGCAAAGATGCGGATTTTGCGAAGCGGAACTAACTTGCCATAGTAAGGAGATGAGGCGTTGCTAGGGTCAAAATAACCGGTGTTATCTTGCAAGATGACTGTTGCCGTTCCAGCCTCGAACTTGTCAAGGATGCGGTTTCGACCGCGCCGAACGCTAACTTGCAAGACGATTGAGCTGACATCAACTGAGTCATCGGCATCTGCCAGTTGTCCAGTACCTAACTTTCCTTTGGTTGTATCATCCAAAGTAAAGGCGGTTGAGACAAAGGCAGCGCCGTTGGTAAAGTCAATTACGCAGCCAAGTTGCGGGACTCCTGCAACTGCCATCAGACCGAAAATCCAGAGTAAACAATCGACTTGCCAGAGATTTGATTCTGCAAAATTCCCTGCGTGACTGAAGGCAAGACGGCAGTTGCGATTGTGTGGCCATCAACATTGAGATTGACAGTTGTAGTTCCGGCGGTGCTAGGCGCGTTTGACGATGCTGTTGAAGCATTGTTAGCGGCGAATTGCGATGTGCCGTAGGAGGCGACCATTGAAGACAAAGGATTGTATGGAGTTAGCCCTGGCGTTGGCATCATTCCCGAAAGTGGATTGTAACTAGGAGAAGAAGCTGATCCTCCGCTAAAAGTGCCGCCTAATATGTTGCCGCCCAAGATAGCGGCTTGGTTGGCATTGGAGTTTGTTGCGGCAGCAACGGCTTGTTGAAATGGAGTTTGAGCCGCAGCACTTGTGCCGCCAGCGCCGACAGCGCCGACAATCTTCATCTTGGCAATGACTTGATCAAGTAGGTCAAGCATTCCCTTGAAGCCAAGGCGAGCAGCCTCGGTTGGGTCCATAAGAGCAGGAATATCAAATATCTTGCCGATGTATTGAACAACTGCTTCTTTGCTAATTCCCCACTTAGCGGCAAGCAATGTAACTTCCTCAGTTGAAATGTTCTTGTCTGCGATAACGCCAAGAATGTCGGCATAGCGTTGCGCTTCAACATTTGATTTCATTTGAATGTCGTAATAATCCATCAAAGTTTTTAGACCAGTTTGCGCTTCAAGATTTTGTTGATTGAGTAAGTTCAAACGAGCGGCTTCAAGTTCAATTCCAGTATATTTGCTCATATCGGTTGCAGTAACGCCCATTTTGGCAAGGAGAGCGCGGGTTGCTATTTCTGCGCCAGTCAATTGATTATTCTTAGCTGTTGCAGTATTTAGAGCAGTAGTTTGATTTGTCATATCTTTCAAACTCTTGACCACGATTGGCGATAAAACCTTGAGTTTGACAGCGTTCATGTGGAACTTGTCTAACTTATCGGCAGCAGTAAGCATTGCCGTAGAAGCAGTGCCAAGGCCATCAGCCGCTTTCTTGCCCCAGTCCTTTAGCTCTTTGTTGCCGGTAATGTAACCAATCCCGCGCACAACTTGAGCAATTATTGAAAGCATTTTGGCAAGGAGAGCACCGGTGCGAAGAGCTATAACTCCGACTTTGGCCAAGACATTGACGATCAAAGCCCAAGCATCAGCCAATGGTTGGATATATTTTGGATTTTGACGAATGAAATTGACGAACTTGACTATAATTGGAATCAAAGTTGTGTCAATGAATTTTACTACTGCACTAAATACTGGCAAAAGTAATTGACCAAGACTGTTTGAAAGTTCTTCAAACTTTGCTTTCATAGCTTCAATAGGGTGAGTCTGAGCATAAGCCTCAGCTTGACCTTGAAGGGATTTAGTAAGTTGATCGGTAATAATCTTATATTTTTCAGCAGCAGTGCCATTCTTTGGCATAACAACGCCAAGTGCAGCAAGGGATTTTGGAACCTTGCCTGATGCGGCCTTGCCAAGTGCGACCATTGCCTCACTAAGCCCCATGCCAGTTGTGCGAGCAATATCGGCTGCAAGACTGAGGTTATCCATCGCCATTTGTGCGCTATGGAAGCTGGTAGCGCCACGAGCAAGAGCATCGGCGGTTTCAGATGACATAAAGGCAAGATCAGTCATGTGTTCGACAAGAGTCTGAACCTTTGGACTGTTTGAGTTTATGACTGAGCCAGTATTGGCAAAGGCGATATTCATCTTAGAGAACGCGCCATTGACGGCTTCGGCAACCTTTATGGTTTCAAAACCAAATTTGATGATTTCAACAACGGCAAATGCCTTGGCAACTTTCTTGCCAAGTTCCTCAAATTGTTTGCCTAGGCCATGACTGTTTTTGTTGAGTTTTTCAAAATCTCTAGCAGCAGCCCTGGTTCCTTTGTCGGAGTATTCGGAAACAATTCTTGCAATTACCGCGCCTTTTGACATTTGTTTCCTTTCCTACTTGTTAGAATCAAGAGCAATTTGTAAAGTATTTTGTGCTTCAAGCAATGCCCTTGCAAAATCTTTTTCAACTTTGTCGCGATTGCGATCAACTGCTCGCCAAACTACGCGAGAAGCAGGCGCATTTCGATCAGATAAAATTTTCTTGAAAGCAGTTCCAGAAGCGGTTTTACCGCCTCCAGGCTTGCGACCGGCTAATTCAAAGATTGCGCCGGCGGCAGTCTTATTGATCAAAGCGCCGGCACTTGTTGTGTAATCTTTTTTCTTGACATTGCCTTGAGCGCGGGATGAAACAACTCCTGCTCGCATTAGTCCAGGTTCCCAAGCAGGAAAACCGCGACCGCCACGAACGCTTTTTCTAGGATTTGCTGGAGGTTTCCTTGACCAACCACTCAATGGCGGCTCATCTGGGATATATGATCTTGCTTCATTTTTAGCCAAAGCCAGTGCTTTATTGATTGAATGATAAAATTTGGTTACAGCATCTTTATCAAATTTTTTCAAATCTTTTATAGTCTGTTGTACTCCGACAAGAACAATTCTATTTGGCACAACTACTCCCGACTTTTGTTTTTCTCTCTAAGGTAAGCCGTTATCGCTTCAATGACTCCGTTTGGAGCATCGAGCAACTCCCCTGGCGAGATGCCCAGCTCCACCGCAAGAACCGCAACTGTGTAAGTTAGGCTGTCGCGGTGGATTCTGAATTTGGGTCTGTGATGATTTCACAGGATTCAACACTGTCAAGGAAGTCAAGACCAAATGGCTTCAAAACATGACCATTTGATTTGAGCGCTGCCCAGCCGAGGTAATAGATGTATTCCAACTTCTGTTCATCGCCAAGTAACTTAGCGAACCCCTTGCCAAACTTCTGCTCAAACTCAACGATGATTCTTGGTCGCAGAACATAAATGTGCTCTGTTCCATCGGCGAGCTTGATTCTGATTGATAATCCATCCATTATTTTTCCCCTTTGTTAGTTGTTAGGAAGTTGCTTTTGTAATTGCGCCAGATACAGGCCAAGTAACGCTGGCAGTTGCCAACGCTCCGATTTGACCCTTGAGTGGTTGCCATTCTGAGATAAGAGCTGAAACTGTGTATTGCGGATTTGTTGATGTTGTAGTTCCGGCAACTGGCTTGATTACGATTGTTGCCGCAGTTCCAATCAATGGATAGATAGTTGCTTCAACTGATGAAGAACCATAATCCTGCATGAAATCAAGTGAGATTGAGTTATCAGCTAAACCAGCAACACGCTTCTTGGCGGTGTCTCCAAAAGCTGTTGTTTCGACAATATCATATTTGGTATCTAATGTGACATTGTTGATGTGGTCAGATAGATCGATGCCGCCAATTGTTATTGAAGCATTTGTAAGTACAAGTTTTGCCATGTTATGCAGTCGCCTTTGTGATCGCTCCGCTAATTGGCCAAGTGACCGATGCGGTCGCTAGTGAGCCAATTTGTCCCTTGAGTGGTTGCCACTCTGAGACAAGTGCGGTAAATGTGTAAGTTGGGTTTGTAGTTGATACTGATGTTGATGCTGGCTGAATTACAACTGTTGTAGTTGAGCCAATCAAAGGATAGATGGTCGCTTCGACATTTGCGGCAGCATAATCTTGCATGAAATCAAGGGTAACTGTGTTATCGGCAAGACCAGCAACACGAGTTTTGGCAGCAGTTGAGGAAAATCCTGTGGTCTCAACAATGTCGTAC